GAAATATGGCTAAGGCATTGCCAGGTACCGGTGGTCGTCGTGCGGCCATTGAAGCCATCGACGCTCTAATGGGCGACGAGGACAACCTGGCGCTTTTCCGTGAGCGTCTGCAAGAAGAATTCGAGAAGGATCCTTTACATTTTTATAATGAATTCGTAATTCCGCTGGTGCCTAAGACGCACATGATTCAGGATAACACTGATAAAGGCATTCAGATCAATATTGTGATGAAACGTGAACCGAAACAAGTACAAGCTACAGTGAGAGATGCCGATGTCGCGAATCCGGTAATTGAGTTGAACGAAGGGGATCTTGACGATTCCGATGATAACTCGGGTATTCTTCTAAATCCTGGTGATTAAAAATGCCAGAATATAGCATAGAAGTTGCACCTAAGAATTGGAACTTCCTGCAGAAGTACAATCACATACGCAATAAATTGCTATACGGGGGGGCAGGAAGCGCTAAATCTTGGTCGGTTGCACAGTATTTGCTCCTTGAAAAGTTTTATAAGCTGCAAAACATAGGTATCTTAGTCGTTCGTAAGACGCTACCTGCGTTGAAATCCAGTGCTTATGAACTCATGTTGGCGCAAATTAAAAAGTATAAACTCCCACATGAGCTGAATAAGTCGGATTTGCGCATTACTTTCAACGATAACTTCATACTTTTCCGTGGATTAGACGATGTCGAGAAGATCAAATCCATTGAAGGTGTGAATTACGTTTGGGTAGAAGAAGCGACGGAAATATCTCAGTTTGATTGGTTGCAGTTATCTCTTCGTGCTCGAGCTAATAACCCGAACGCGGGTGAGATAAATCAGTTGTTTGCATCCTTCAATCCTGTCGATGAAACGTCTTTCTTAAAGCCGCTTACTGAGTGTCCTAAACGCAATATGGCCGTATGCCACACGACGTTCCGCGATAATCCATTTCTCTCAAGAGAAGAACGCGCGGTTATCGAAGATTTGATTAACCATGATGTGACGTATGATGCCATATATAATAAAGGATTATGGGCGTCTCCTGGTAACGTTGTCTATACGAACTGGAAGGTCACGACCAACTGGCCTAAACGTTTTCAGTATACTACGTATGGAATCGACTTCGGTTATAATGCACCGAGCGCACTCATCGAAATCAACCTGCTGGATAACGTAATATACGAACGCGAGCTGCTCTATAAGAGTAAACTCACAAACACAGACCTCATCGAGCAGCTCAAGATACTTATCCCACCGCGTAATCGCGGTTGCGTGATTGTCGCCGATTCGGCAGAACCAGATAGGATTGAAGAAATCTATAAAGCTGGTTTTAATATCCATCCTGCGGTTAAAGGTCGTAATAGTATTAAAGATGGCATTGACAAAGTCAAGCGGTGGGATATTAGAATTCATTATGAATCTCCTAATTTAATTGCAGAGAAACGATCCTATAAGTGGAAGCAAGATAAGAATGGTATTATTCTTGATGAAGTAGTGCCTTTCAAAGATCACTTAATGGACGCTGAACGATATGCGATTAGCCTATTAGATCCTACTCCTGTTTCCTTGATTGAAGTAGGGCAGTACGACTTAACGGGCTTAGCTAACCCACTGGAAGAGCTTCAAGCATTATTTGGTGGATAATGATCAGAGAAGATAAAGACAATCAAGTGCAAAAAATGACGGATACAGAGCTCCAGGAGCAACTTAACTGGATGCAATATCAGCAGGCACTGAAACTTATGTCCATTGCTGAAAGCATCCCGAATTTTGCTCGTGACAATGATGAATCCAACTGGCGCGTCCTCACTAATCTCAGTGCCGGTTCGTATACTGAAAGCGAACTTAGCGAGATGCGAGATGCCTGTAATTCACTTTATTACACGGATCCCAGTGCTCGGGGCATTATCGATACCATGGTGAATTTCATCATTGGTAAAGAGTGCACCATCGCTCCAAAGGATGAAGACGAAACTGTCCGAGATTACTGGAAGCACTTCTGCGAAATCAATAATATGGACATGCGCATCAAAGAGTGGGTTATTCGTACACTAAAAACAGGCGAAAGTTTTGTGCGTATGTACCCACACAATCCAAGCGTATCGTATGTGCATGACATCCCGCTTCGGTATCAAGTGCCCTTGATTAGATTCGTCAATCCTAATGACATCACGGATACCGAGGGCACGTTCACACATGGCATCCACACGGACTCGAATGACATCGAGACGGTAGTCGAATATATCCACCGCGTCGCTCGGCCGGATGGATCGTACTCTCGTGAAGTAATACCTGCTGATCAAATCATTCATACCAAAATTCTGGTCGATAGCGATGTATTGCGTGGGCTATCCTTTTTGGTGGGTATTGCTAAATACATTAAGAAGTACTCTGAATGGTTGGATGATCGTTGCGTTCTCAATAAGATTCGCACAATGTTCAACCTTATTATGAAGGTAACGGGAAGTCCTTCCGCGTTTGCTCAAAAGTTCGAAAGCGCAGAGTACACTACCTCGAGCTCTTCCAATACTGTCGCAAAGAAAATGCCTAAGCGCGGAAGCGTGCTTGTGTCTACACCAGGAATTGAGTACGAGTATCAGAACTTAAATATCCGCGCACAGGATACTGTAGATGACGGACGCGCTATTGAATTGATGCTGTCTAAAGGAACCGGTCTTACAGAGTACATTACTCGCGGTGACGCGTCGAACGCAAACTATGCATCGAGCATGGTTAGCGAATCGCCGATGGTACGCGTATTCCAGGCTTGGCAAGACTTCTTCCAAACACCCTTCCGCCATCTATACCGAAAAGTGATTCGATATGGCCTTGAGCACGGACAGATACCTTCACGTACCAAACGCACTATTGTCGTAATCAACGACGCCAACGGTACAGAAGAAGTAAAAGAGGAAATGGGCGATATCAATCGCGATTGCACGGTCAACTTTGAAACTCTTATCCACCGCGATGTCAAAGATGAAGCTGAATCCTTTGCTATTCATAAACAAAACGGCTGGGATAGCGATCAGGGCATTATGATTAAACTGGGTAATGATCCTGAGGCCGTGCGTAAACAGTTGCGTCGGGAAGAGACGCTTCTTTTAGCTCGAATGGAGCGTATGCGTAAAGTGCAGGCTATTTTGGATCAAAACGAAAATTCTGAAGCCCGGAAAAATAAGCAGCCGGATCCTGGAGACGGTAATCCGCCTTCGAATGGAAATCCTAATGGCGAAGATTAAAGGAAATCCTATTATCACAAGTGCTACAGAAGCTGCTCGTAAGAGTTGGGAAGCTTATGTAGATTCCCAGCTTGAAGAACTTGTGAAGGTATTTGAGGGTGCTGCTCAAATTATTCAAGGGAAGATTTATACCTCTGCACGCAGTGACGTTATTCAGCAGCAGAGATTACAAGCCCTTCAAGAGACCATTGCTGCCGAACTTAAGGGAGTTCGGGAGCACATGCTACAACGCGCTAAGCATGGGGTGGAATACTCAATACACGCTGCTCTGGAAGACAGCATCAAAGTAATGAGTAAAGTGCGAGTTGATGGCATACAGTTGGGTTCTTCGTATTTTACTTCTGCTGGAATACTTCGTCGCTGGAGTCCTGCCAAGGGGACGTACGCATCAAGTGCTTGGGCGAACATCCACAAGAACGCCCTTGATCACTTGATGCGTTACCGTCCCTGGGGTCTTACGCTTTCTCAAGAGGTGTGGAACGTTACTTGGCAAACTCAAGTGCAATTATATCGCCGTTTAGGTATGGCTGTTGTTACTGGTGAAAAGGTTTCGACGCTTATTCCTGAAATACGTCATTTACTGGGTGTATCAACTAAGCAGACGATGATAGCGCAAAAGCTACTTAACCCTGGTACGGGTATTTATCGCAGCATGACGGCTAACGCATCGCGCCTTATTCGTACAGAGTTAAACCGTGCATACGTAGAGGGCGGCCACCGTTACATGATGCAAAAAGATTTCATCACGGGTGTTATCCACCGCGTAGGCAGCGGGCGTCCTTGTGACGATTGTGCTGATTTAGATGGAAATTTTTATCCTAAAGGGGAGTACTCGGAAATACCTGTTCACCCGCACTGTATGTGCTATGAAGAGTTTGTTATTGAGGATAGATTAGCCGCATGAACGTTCAAAGGTTAAAATCTGATATGCGCGCACTGTTGGAACCTGTGTTCCGTCAGTATGCGCATATGCATAATCCTATGTGGGGTAAATATATCGATAAAGCGGATACCCATTTCGATATCGCAATTACTCGATATCATGACGTACGTGCGTGCCTAAAGCATTCTCCAAAATCTCTTTTGGATTTGGGAGCTGGGGCGGGCTATACACCTTATATATTTGCACAAGAAGGTACTCAAGTATCTGCTCTTGATTTACCGTATCAAGATTTTTACGATGCCTGCTTACAAGCATTAGGTATTCCAAAGCTTGCTCGCACGATTGAGGGCGGTGAGCTTTTAGAGCTTCCGCGTAAGTATGAAGTCATTACCGGTTTCGCCGTGACTTTTGACCGGATACAGAAGACTTCTCCGGAAGTAGTATGGTCTGTAGATATGTGGGAGATTTTCTTAGACGATCTCCTTAATAATTACCTCCTTTCGCCGGGTATGCTTTACCTTGAATTAGTACGCCCTTTAGACCTACGGTGGGGAGATAGCGTCATGGACCCAAAAGTAATCGAGCTGTGCAAAAAGAAATATGGCGCGGTCGTCGGTTACAAGACTATTATAATTAAGCAATGATAAAGCTATTCGAAAAATTTAGAAAGGGCAAAAGCATGCCAGCCGATAAGACAACTCCGTTCACCATTGAAGTGGATCTGTCTGAAGCAATCATATCCACCGCCAATCCCCGGATTGTAGAGAATGTTGCTATCTTAGGTCCGGTAAGCGTAGATGCTCAAGGTAAAGTACGCCGGCGTTATACTCCTGAATGCTTACAGCAGGCTGTAAGCGTTTTTGAGGGCGCTCCTGCGTATGCAGACCATCCCGATAAGAGTAAAATCGGGCAGCCTCGTTCTATCCGTGATCTATTCGGGTATTACAAGGGAGTACATGCGAATCTCGCAGAGGGTAAACTGCGTGGTTCTCTTCATGTGATTGCGAATGAACTGGGTAACCATGTTCTTGCAGTCATTAAGGATAACCCGCAGTTAGCAGGTAATAGTATTTGTGCATCCGGGCGTATCCGGATGGAAAATGGCGTTCAAGTCGTCGAGCAGATCATGGCGCGTAGTGCGCATGGGCGTTCATCTGTCGACTTGGTAGTCGATCCTGCGACGACGAAGTCAATTTTTGAAAGTACAAATGAAAACACAGAATTTAAGGAGTCGAAGATGGATTTGCAAAATCTGACGATTGCAGGTCTGTGCGAATCTCGTAAGGATTTGCACGACAAAATCTTCCAGGATGGCGCGGCCTCCCGGAAGGCAGAGATCGACAAGCTCACCGCCGATCTCGCTGAGTCGAAGGGTAAAGTTACCCAGCTTACTACTGAGGTGGACACCCTCAAGGTAAAGGTGGCGCTGTCTGAGTCGCGTACCCTGGTGGACAAGCTGCTCGCTGAAGCCCAGCTGCCGGCTGCTGCTCTTACGGATGTGTTCCGTAATACCCTGTACAATGTACGGGAAAGCAAACAGGGCGACAAAGTCGTTACTGTTGAAGAACAGGTCAAAGCGTTGATCGAAGATCGCCGTGTTTCTCTGGGCCTGACCGGCGTGTTCAATAACGGCAACCCGAGCAATCCGCTGGGTGGCTCGCACCTGAATGAAAGTAAAGGTGGCGCCGTACCTCAGGGCGGTACCACTCTTTCTGGTGCTCAGGTGATTGCCAGCATTGGCAGTTTTCGCAATTAAGCGTACTTGCCAATAACGTGTAACATCTGTATTGTATCGATATTCAAACGTTTAGCATAGGAGTTTCTTATGACTGCAGTAAACAAACAAGTGTTTCGCTACGGTACGCCGACATATGTCGATCTCATTGTCGCGTACAACCAGGCCGTTAAGGTCGGCGAAATCATGGAAATTCCCGCAGGTGGTGGGTTGTCGACGCCCATTGATAATGCTGCGGATAACGCATCGCTTTTTGCGGTTGCGGATGAAGCACACGCTGCGTTGGCAGCGGATGATGGTAAGACGCACCATCTTCGGGCGATTCTGCCCAACCCGTCTTGCGTCTTCGAGTTCCCCGTGGACGGTACACCGAACCTGGTGGTTGGTTCGGGTTTGTCCATGAAAGACAGCCAGACTTTAAAGTTGGCTGCTACGGACCATGTCGCAGTTGCCGTGGAGCCCAAAACGGCAGCTACGAGTGTCAAGTGCGTGTTTTTGGTGCCCCCGCTGCTCGGCGGTGCTGCTCAGGACACCTCCTTCACCTCAGCTTCGTAAGTTGAGTTCCTAACGAGGGTAGTGTCGTATTATTGTAAGTTGCTAACTTAGTAGGAGAACCATATGAGAATTCAAGGTGTTGATTACAACTTGAGGACCATGATACAGAACCGCGGGGTTGCGTGGTTTCAGCAGCATATCATGGGCACCCTTATGGAGAGTGTGAATAGCACACCTCCGATATTGACGCCGGAAGATTTCAGTATCCGCGAGCTGTTTGAAGCTGTGGATTCGCGAGACTTCCCGGTGATCACTGGTGAGCTGCTGTCTCGGCGTATGATTGCATCGTACAACATGGCTGCGCGCGTGGGCGACACCCTTGTTGAACGTATGCCGTCGAACAAGAAGACTGAACGTATTCCTGGATTCGAA